CATCAAATCTGTTCATAGGGCTTTGACCGAGGACACGATTGCTCGGGCTCGGGCTATGCGGGTGGGGCGATGAGCGAAGGAACGCACACGCCTGGGCCGTGGTTCGTCACGTACGGCACGTGGGATGGCGACGGCGACGCCACGTACACTTTGCGCGGCATCAAGACCATTGGCCAGGCCGACGCCAACCTAATCGCCGCCGCGCCGGATTTGCTCGCGGCGCTACGGCTGCTCCATTCCGAGGCAAGCGACCCAGCGCGCGGCTTTGTGCCGTCGCTGCCGTGCGTCGCGATTGTTGAGGCCGCGCTGGCCAAGGTGCGCCAATGACGCATGATGAACGCCTCGCCTACTACCGCTTCTGCGACGTCCAACTCGCCTACGTCCGCTCCTATCGCGAGATGCTGGCCGACGAGGACTCGCCCGCGAAGCAACGGCTCGCGGCGAAGGCTCGCGCTGAGTTTGAGCAGGAGCGGCGACGATTCGAGAAATTTAAAGAGGAGAGCTGCGCTCCGTCTCGCAGCGAGGAGGCAATGAATCATGGGTAGTCTCAGAGGCAAGAAACCAGAGCAGCGAGTACCGCGCCTAAAGGCGTTGCTCGCAGGCGAGGCTGGCGCCGGCAAAACCATGGCGTCGATCCAGATGCCGCGCCCGTACATCATCGACTGCGAAGATGGCACGGCGCACTACTCGAGCATCATCGAGGAAAAGGGCGGGCTCGTCTTCCAGACGAACAGCATCGAGGAGGTCATCTCCGAAGTGCGCACGCTCATGAGCACCAAGCACGATTTCTTGACGCTCATAATCGACCCGTTCACCGCGCTTTGGGACACGGAACTCGAGGCTGGCGAAAAAGCGGTTGGTTCCGACTTCGGGCGCCATTTCGGCTACGCCAACAAGGCGAGCAAGCGCCTGTACCACTTGCTCACCGAGCTGGACATGAACGTCATCATGACCGCGCACGCCAAGAACGAGTACGGCGACAACATGAAGGTCATCGGTAAGACCTTCGAGGGGTGGAAAAAGCTAGACTACCTCTTTGACCTGTTCTTTTTCCTCGAGCGAGACAAGGCCACCGGCAAGCGCATCGCAACTGTCCGGAAAACCCGGATAGAAGCGTTCCCCGACCAGTCGCGCTTCGAGTGGTCGTACAACGCGCTGTCGGAGCGCTACGGGCGCGAGAAGCTCGAGCGCCGGGCTGCGTCGGTAGAACTGGCTGACGACGCACTCATTGCGGCATTCACCGCCGCGTACGGCCAGCTGTCCGAGGCCGAGATCAAGCGGCTCAAGATCGACAAGGTTGTGACGTCAGCGGCGGACATCGCCGACTTGCCGCGCGCTCGTGTCGAGAAGGGCCTCGAAGTGATCCGCAATTACCTCAAACAAGGAGATGCCAATGTCACCACCGCTTGATTTCGACCCCGCAACTGCCGAGGAGGGCGGCGGCGATTACCCGCCGCTTCGCCCCGGCGAATACGAGTTCAAGATCGAGGGGGCCGCAGAGACAACCTTCAGGTCCGGCAACAAGGGCCTGAAGCTAAAGCTGCTGGTTTCCTACGAAGGGACGCGCGACATCCCGTGTTACGCGAACCTCGTCTACACGCCCAACATGCTCTGGAAGGTGAAGCACCTACTAGAGGGCGCCGGCTTTGACTTCGAGAGTCCGCCTGATGCGTGGGAACTCGTCGGCAAAACAGCATGGGGCCAGTTCGGCGTGAAGCCGGGCCAGGACGCCAGCGGCAAGCCGAACGGCAAGGAATACCTGGACCTCAAGGACGTCGTTGCCGACGAGGAGTCGCCCGGGGCCGGCAAGGAATACCGGAGCCCGAAGCCAGCGCCGGGGCATGCGGCTGATGACCAGGACACGCCGTTCTGACCTACCCACCCCACCACCCGTGGGCAACAGCCGTCCTCCGGCTGCGCGGGTGGTGTGGGTGGTTTTTAGCTTGGGGAGAATAAGATGCAAACACAGACAGCACGAAGGCTAGACCTAGAATCACTCGTCCTCCAATCGGGCTCGCACGCCAGACCAGAGATGGGCATGTGCATTCTTGAGGCGGTCGCGTACGCCGCAGGCGAGCAGCACAGCGACATGCCAGCATGTGTTGACTCGGCAATCCGCCGCTTTCTCATCAGTATCAACGACCGCATGCCTGACGACGTGCGCCAGGAACTCAAGCCGTACATCTTCAGCGTCATCGGCACAGCGACCACCAGCAAGACCGTGCGGCTCAAGCGCGCGTGGATGTTGGTCGACTGGTCGGCGAAACATGCAGTGCCTGCCGCGCTTGAGGTTACCGGCGCGCATTGCTGGGCGGACGCGCTGCGCGAGCTTCCGGCGGTCGTCGACCAAGGCACGGCATGGCAGACGGTGTTTTGGATGCGGTTCGCTGGCGAGGTAGTGCGTGAGCACTGGCGAGCCGACGCCGCCGCCGCCGCCTACGCCTACGCCGCCACCGCCGCAGCCGACGCCGCCACCGCCGCCGCCACCGCCGCAGCCTACGCCGCCGCCTACGCCGCCACCGCCGCCGCCACCGCCGCAGCCTACGCCGCCGCCTACGCCGCCGGCGACGCCGCCACCGCCGCCGTTAGAGCCAAGGCCCGGCGAGGGATGTGGCTCGACCTGTTGCCTAGCATCAAGGCGCTGCTTGATGCGTTGATCGCGGAGGGAAAGTCATGACCACCACCGACCGCCTCCGCGAAATCGAGGCCAGATGCGAAGCGGCGACGAGTGGTGCCGAACTGGTCCGCTACGACCACGGCGGCGGACGACTATACAAGAAGCGCGGGTCGCCAAACCGTGAACTGGTCGCCGACTTCTACGACGAAGCCAACCGCGAGTTCTATTTCAGCGCCCGCACCGACATCCCGTACTTGCTCGGAGAGGTGCGTAGGTTGAGGGAGGCGCTGGCTGGCTGCTGGTGCAAAAAAGCATACGGATCCGAGGGGCCTGAAACATTCAGCCCGTGCGGCAAGTGCGAAGTATGCATCGCCCGCCAAGCCCTCGGCGGTGGAAAATGAGCGGGAAGACCATTGCATGCCACCGCTGTGGCGCCAGATCACGTCTAAGACTTGACGGGACCGTGGACTGCCTATCGTGTGACCGTATGAATGGAGAAGAAGCTGAAAAGCTTCGCCGCCAGCTCGCCGAGGCCATCAACGAACGCGACGAGAAGGCGGCAACCATTAAGGCGAGCGGCCATGAGTTGGACGCGATGCGCTCGCAGCGTGACGCTGCCGAGGCGAGACGCAACGAGGCCGACCACCGCAACCGACGCCTTGGCGACATGCGGTACAAAGAGGCAAAGGAGCGCGACGCCCTCCGCGCCGAGGCCGAGGCACTGCGAAAGCAACTCACCGCCTGCCAGGAAAGCCGCGACGGCTACGCGAACGCCTATCATGACTATGCCGCCAAGATCGCGGTGGTCGAGCTGGAGCGGGCCACTGCTGTCGCCAATATCAAGGGCATGAGCGAGGGCATCGCCGAGCGCAGTCAGCGCATAACTTATCTGGCCGACCGCCTCGCCCGCGCTGAGGGCCGGTTAGAGGCAATCCGCGACTACCCGCACAACGGCGGCTATCCAGAAGAGATATCCTATGACGAGTTCGCCTACAGGCGATTGGTCGACTCATACAGACGAGTGGCCACGGACTACTTCGAGTCGACAGAGCCAGAGGGAAAAGCGTCAAGCGGTACGGATAAAAACGGTTTGGCGAAGGCCGCAATTAACCCTGGTTCGAGTCCAGAGGCGCACGCAGGTACCGGCGTCGAATCTGGCTCTGTCGCCCAACCGCAGCGGGGCGAGAAGTGCCAGAAGTGCGCCGGCCGTCGTGGCTATTGGGGGATGGCTGGCACGAACCGCCAGCACTGGAATGACTGCCAATCATGCGACGGCACCGGCCGCACCGAGGCGAGCAATGTGTGAAATTGACACCGGCGATGGCGAGCCGATTTACGGCTACAGCGCAACAACACGCAAGGCACGCAAGCACCACTCATGCACTGTTTGCGGCGGCCCAATAAGCCCAGGGGAATCATACACATATCGCTCAGGCATCTGTGACAGCGAGCCATGGTCAGAGAAATCGTGTGCGCTGTGCCTTGTTGACGACAAGGAATTTTCGAAGGCGCACGACGTTGGCGGCGTTGGGTCAATGCTGCCCGACTACCTCGATGACTGCATTCAGGAGCGCGGGCCTGGATGGGAGAAGTGGCGCGCGATGCGTGAGCGCTTGCGCGCGAGACGGT